AGACATTGTCATCGGCAGATGGATTTGGTTCTCTTTCTCCTAATTTGTATAACAACAATACAACGTACGTATCTATCCTTACATCTTCAATAGAAGATTCATCTGTTTATAGTCCAAGTGTATCAGAGTCTCTTCAAAACGTTGGTTTTACAGGGTTCTACGGTACTAAATACAAAGATCAAATTTCTCTTGGTGTTTACAAACTTCGCCGCTCAACAGTCGATGGTACAACTATTGCAATTTCAAATGTTGAAAAGTATATTGGTACACTTGATTCAAATCGTAAGGTTAATAGCCCAACCGGTGGTGCCTTACAAAGCGCTTTCGTTGAAGATGTAGTAAACGGCAAATCAAAAACAATTGAAGTATTTGTCAATCCTTCTTCATCTCAAAGTACACTTTGGTCAAGAACAAATACAGAGGCTCGCACACAAATTAGTGTAGATTCTTCAGCGAAATCATTGTTCGCTCTTGGCGTTTATACACCAAACACATCAGATGTAGCTAATTCAAAAGCAATTGGTGAAGTTCCAAACAAACTTAGTAAGGTTCTTTCGTTGATTAGTTCAACTGAAAATACAACCGTCGACGTTGTTATTGATGCTGGTCTTTCAACAATCTACGCTACAACACAAAACAATTCTTCAACAAACTATGACGATACTACATATGTAGATACCGTTTCATCACTAAATGAAAATTGGAATGCTGTTGCTGATGAGTTTATCAACTTTGCTCAAAATCAAAGACGTGATTGTGTTGCAATTCTAGATCCTCTTCGTCAGATCTTTATCTCTGGTAAAGACTCCAAAGTAATCAACCAAACAGGTTCAACTTTCACAGTAGATATTTTCAACAACCTTCAGTCGTTAATTAATCCAATTAACTCCAACTACACAGCCATCTATGGTAACTGGGTAAAGGTTAACGATCTCTTCTCTGGAAGAAATATTTGGGTACCATTCTCAGGTTATGCAGCAGCTGTATTTGCTAGAAACGATTCAGTCGCTCAACCATGGTATGCTCCTGCTGGTTTAAACAGAGGTACATTCGTTGCAATTGATATTGCTTTCAATCCAAATCAAAAGCAGCGTGATAAGTTCTACGATATTGCTGTAAATCCAGTTGCCAACTTCAGTGGAAACGGTTTTGCAATCTTCGGTGAGAAAACACTTCAAGGCACTCCATCAGCATTTGATAGAATCAATGTTCGTAGATTGTTCCTAGCACTCGAGCGTTCAACACAACGTACATTAAAATATTATGTGTTTGAACCGAATACAAACTTCACTCGTACACGTCTTAGAAACACTCTTTCGCCTATTTTTGAATATGCAAAGAACTCAAACGGTCTGTATGATTATCTGATTATTTGCGATGAGAGAAACAATACACCAAGTCTTATCGATCAAAATCAGCTTGTTGTAGACATCTATCTCAAGCCAGTAAGAACAGCTGAGTTCATCAATGTTAACTTCATTGCTACAACAACAGCTCAGAACTTTCAAGAATTAATCTAAAATTAAATAAATAATCTTATGTCAAACATCCAAACCTTCTACTCTCAAGCACAGCAACACGACTTCGCTCGTTTGTTTCAATTCCAACTGATAAAGTTTGGAAATTTGAATCTGACCGATGAGCTAATTTATGTTGAAACCGCTTCCCTTCCAGGAAGACAAATTAACAATATTCCAGTTCCTTACATGGGTCTTGCTTTCAACGTTCCGGGTACAGCTTCCTATCCAGGATCAGCTGGTTACAATGTAACATTCCGTTGCGATCAAGCATACAACATCAGAGATGTGTTAGAGCAAAGCTTGTTCAACACATTTAGTGATGCTGATTCAACAGGAAACTATTCAACACCATCAGTTGGCAGTGATATCATCCTCCAGCTTCTTGATAAGCAAAATCAGCCAACAAGAGAGTACACACTATTTGGTGCATATGTACAAGCTCTTGCTGACACTGCTTTTGACATTAAGGATAACGGTACAATTGCAACAGTAAATGCTACAATTGCATATCAATTCTGGCGCATTACTCAGCAGACAGACAACGGTAGTGCTGGTAATCTTGGAACTCCTGGTACATTTGGTGCAAATCCAGGCGTTATTCGCTAACATTTAAAATAAATATATCAAATACGAAAAGAGGTGGTTTACTCCACCTCTTTTTTGTTATAATTAAAGGAATGGAAAACACGATAGTTGAGCTTTTAACGTTCCAAACACAAATAAGAATTTTGCATTGGCAAACGTTTTCGTATGCTAGACATAAAGCTTTTAATAAAGCATATAACGATTTAGATGAACAGATAGACAAATTTGTTGAATGTTTTCAAGGTAAGTATCAAAGATTTAGTCTTAAACCATTTACTACTATTGAGATTGTAAACGTAGAAGAAGTTGATCACGAAGTCTTCATAAAAGACATGATGGAGTTTCTTTCTACTAGAGCCGTAGATCAATTAGATCCAATAAAGGATACAGAATTGTTTAATATTAGAGACGAAATATTAGGTATTGTTGACAGATTAAAGTATTTCTTGACATTCAAATAATTTATAAGAGCATATTTATATGCACATAAAAGGTCTCAATTCAAAGTTTTATCTTCCTATAAATTCGTGTAATAAAGTATCTACTACTGAAGATTACAAAGCTCTTCCCCGTGAACAACGAGAAAAAAATGGCTTTTATTTAATTCCATTTGGTCTTCAGATAAAATTCAACGACCTTGGAACTAAGGAAAGCGAATGGGATTTATTTTATAAATTTATTCGTCAAAAGTATTCCATTCAATGGTTTTTTCGTCACTGGTTAACAAGTTGGGACAATCCAGCATACGCCTTTATAAAACTAAGATATATGCGTTATTTGGACGTTAAATACGCCGTTAAACGCTTTATTAAACCTTTGCACCCTCGTTGGCGTAACTCCTGCCCAAGGCACGTTTGGAAAGATATTAGTAGTGTAGTTGTAGATTCAAATTTTGGTTTAATTTTAGATTTTTGGCATGAAGAAGTTAGTCAAAACACTATTAATTGGAATAGTGATCCATCGCATAAAACCTTCTATAAAGAACTAAAAGCTGCTGTAAAATATATTGAAGTTACTCGTAAAGCGTTAGAAGAAAAGTTGGACAACGCTCTTACTGTAGCAACAAAAAAGTCTCGTAAGCTGTCATATCAACAAAGATACAAAAAGCATAACGAGCTTGAGGAAAGTATTAGAATTAAAGATACTAAAATATTAACGTGGTTTATCGAGAATAGAAACTATTTTTGGACCTAAACCCGCATAAGTACAGGGATGGCACGTTACGAACAAATAGCAATAACAGCAGATTTTTTGGATAAAAATCCAAAATCCTACTTTGTGTTTCCAGATAATATTCAACACGTAGGTACAGAGCTTTCTACTCTATTACGAGACCATGAACACACATTTGGCTTTACAACTAAAAAATTTGGTGACTTAGATAATAGTTCTTTTTACAAGCCAGAAGAATATTCACCAATCTTTTTTGAAGAATTAATAAGACTAAAGAGACTCATTACAAATAACCCAGACAAGATGTTTTATATTACTAAAATGGATTGTGCAAGTATAAACAAATATAAAATTTGGGAGAATCTTATTCATCACAATTTAACACTAAAGTTGGAAAAATACGATAACGTTGTATTTTGCTGGAACGATAAGTTGGTATAATGAGTAATAGAATTTCGTGGGAAGAATATGCTTTAAGGATAGCTCAAGTAGCATCTCTTCGTAGTGAAGATCCTTACAAAAAAGTTGGAGCTTGTGCACTTGATTATGATAATCGAGTTATAGGAGTTGCTTATAACGGTTTAGCTCCAGGAAAAATTGCTCCTGCAGGCTTCTGGGAAGATAGAGATGTTAGACGTCCATTTGTGGTGCATGCAGAAGCCAATCTATTAGCGCTCATAAAACGCGGAGAATGCCGTATAATTGCTTGCAACTTGCTTCCCTGCACATCATGTGCTACCAACATTGTTGCACATGGAATCGAAAAAGTTGTTTACTCGGAAACTTACTGTAGAGACGAAAAAGCTCTTGAAATATTTAATTTCAATAACATCGAGTGTATTAAACTCGAGTTTTAGCGAAGAGCTCTTGCTACTTCAGCAAGAAGTTCCATTGCAATAGCTAATTTTTGCTGTTGCCAAGGACTCAAGCGACTACCTTGTGACCAATGATTTGCAATTTTCATTGCACTTTCACGAACGGAATTAAGGTTATCAACAGCCATTCTATCTTCTTCCATTTCTTCGTGCTCTTCGTCATTCAAACTTGGCTCTTCCATTCCTACTTCTGCAGGAGAATGAAGCTCGTCATCAATAACAGGCTCTTCAGGTCCTGGAACTTCATCTCCGATTCTACCGTCTATTTCGGTATTGTCATTCTGCTCTAACTCCGGCTCTATTTCTTCTTCGTCAGAAGGTACTGAAGGTACTTGTTGGGCGATAGAGAGATAAGCCTTTTCGAGAAGATAATTGTCTTTAAACAGCTGCATATTATTATTTATCTCTTTTAATTAAAAAATTCGGTAAAAGCAGATGGTTCAATTTCTTCTAGCTTGTGTTTTAGTATTTCTAAAGCAATTTCGCATTCTTTAACTGATGAAAAACTATCTGCAAATAATTCAAAAATTGTGTTCTCGATTAAATCTTCTACAATAGCTTCAATTTCGTGTTGTTTACTAGACATAACTGAAGTTTAATTATTAACTTTTGGTTATAAATAAAGTAAGAATACAAAATATATGTCTTTTTTAGGAATTGGAGGAACATCCGTAACAACAACATACGGGCCTGAGGTTTTTGGACCTGCCGCCGCTGCTGCCGCTGCGTCTGCCAACAAACAAGCATTTTCTTATAATCCTCCAGGAGGTATAAACTCTGCTTCTGGTACTTCGGCTGTTCCTGTTGGTACTGGTTGGGTAACAGATGAAAATACACTTGAAAAAATAAATCATCTTAAAAAGAAATACGGCTCGTCTCATCCATTACCTCTTTATATACAAAATTTATTTGGAATTAAATCAGCAGGAACTGCAGCTGCTCCTACCGAGCACGATTTAGATGGTTATAGTAGAAATTTAATTACGACATTATTTTCTGCAGAGCTAGCTGTTCACAAAAGCGTTACTAAAGCTACATCTAAGTTAGGAGAAGGAATATCTTCTGCTCAAGTTAATATAGCTGCTGACATACGCGGCGTTAAAGACAACATTAATCAAACGCTTCAGCCTGTTTCATCTCATATAGGATCTACTCTTGGTACGCTCACTAATGTTTTAAGAGATCCATTAGGTTCAGCTGAATCTTTTAGTAAATCTATTTCTAAACAATTAGATAAAACTAACCCAGGATTTACAGATAGACTGGAAGCAACTGTAAAAAAATATAAGTTGGACAACTTACAACATTTACCATCTCAAATGATGGGTAGTTTACGAAGTCTAGCTTCAACAGCTGATGCATTATTAGCTCTTCCATTTTCCATAGCTTCAGACATTTACAACGGTCTAATGGATATCGTTAAGCAAATTAGTGGTTTGTTGGATAGTGTTGTTTCTGGAATTTTTGATTTAATTTTTGGTCCTAAAGGCTTATTAGATAGTCTAGTTCCGATTGGTCAATTAACTGATTTTTTAGGTGCTATTACTGAAGTAGCTGGCATGGTTGGCAGTATTGGAGGTTCTTTTAGTGGTTTAAGTTCAGTTACAAGTTCAATAGGACAGCTTGGTCAATATGCTTCAATGGGAAGTGGAATGTTATCCAATCCAGCGTCTCTTGCCACCTCATTTTTTCCTCAAGCTGGTGCTGGTCTTGCTGCTGTAAGAAATCCACAAGCTTTAATGAGCAAACTAGTTCCTCCTAGCATTAATAAACAACTCGGTCAAATTCATAAAATACCTGGCTTGGGGCTTGTCGGTAACCATGGTTATAGTTTTGGTTCAGCAATGCAATCAATACAAGGAGGAGTAATTCAAAATATTACCGGTCAATATGCTAAGCAAATGGGTATATTGGGACCTTTACTTGGAACCTCTACAGGAAAACCGCCTTTACACAACCCCAATGCTTCACATCTTCCAGCAATTGTACCAGCTCCTACAAATCCTAAGCTTCCTGTAGATCAGCATGGTTTGCGTGTTGTACGTTCACCTCAAGAAGCTCCTCTTGTTCTTCCACAATTAACTTCTAGTGATCCTCTAAAATCTACGTCTGCTTCTCCAGTAGCAAATTTGAACACTCCTAATCAACCTTTTAACTATAACGCTAACAAGAATATTTCGTTAGAGGCCTCTCAATATTTAAATACCTAAACATGAAAGAATATAATTCAATGTATTTGGGCATCTGTATTAATAACGATGATCCCGAAAAAAGAGGAAGAGTACAAGTTTTTATTCCTCATATAATGCCAGCGTTGTATGATAACTGGAACGAAACAGCTCAAGACATCAATCTTACGTGTGTTGGAGATAATTTACCAAGCGCTTTGACGTCTGATCAGATTGCTAAGTTAGTTCAAATACTACCTTGGGCCGAATCTGCTTCTCCAATTTGCGGAACTTCAGCTCCCGGCAACGTTGTATCAAGTATAGGAAGTGCTATCGCTGCAGGAGCTAAAGCAGTAGGAAATGCTGTATCTTCTCTTCTTTACGATCAATCTCCTGTATCAAGTCCAAATCCAATTACTCCAACAAATAATGCAGATCTATTTGCTAAAGCAACCAAGTACGGTGGTATATCTCCTGACGAATATTCTAGCAATTCTTCAGGCTCAGGTAAATGTGGTATTGGCTCAAGAGGAGTTTTAGGAGCTTTAACTGGTAATTCGTATTTTGCTCAAGGTATTGGAGCAGGTGGCAACGACACAGCTGGCTCGTTGGCTTTAGGAGGAGGGAATAACTATCTTACAAATTCTGGTCAATTTCAACCTCCAGTTGCTATGGATGCTGGAGCATTAAGTGATCCAGCTAAAATTCCAGTCGGTACAACAGTTTGTGCTCAAGGTGGTCATAAAGGTCAAGGTCACATTCAAGTATGGACTGGTTCAAATTGGGTTAGCAATTTTTCTCAAAATCCTGATAGTCCTTCATCTGTTGGAGGTACTAATGGTGTGCTTGCTTCTTCTGGTAAAGTACCTTATAGCAATTTTACAGTATATTATCCAAAAGATACTATAGCTCCTGCAGGTTCTCCTCCAGCCTCTCCAGTAGCTGATAGAACGAGCATGAGTGGTCAGCCTGCAGCTGCTGCAAATGTTCATAGCCAATCAGATCCTACTCAAAACAACAATCAAGACGAAGATGATCCAGCACAAGGTAATGCTGCTGATCCAACAGTTGAAAATAATGCAGCTTCTGGTGGAGATCTTAGTAGTTCTGCAAAGGCTGCATTAGACCAAGCTCGGGGAAGTAGCACACTAACTCAAGTTGTTAACGGTTCAAACGCTAATGAAATTTCGGATGACTCAAACGGAAATCCATATTCGATGGCATTGGAAGGTGGAAATGGAGCGGGGAATACTAACACCTCGTTGACTGACTCGACTGGTAAATCGATTGATGCGATGAACGTACCTTACATTGCTGTTGCCAACAAAGCTGATATTGGTAAACCTTTTGCCGTTCAAATTAACGATGGACCACCGATTGTTTGTATTGGTGCAGATTCATCAACATCTCGTGGTAACGGTGCTGTGCTTGGTACTAATGCTGCAGCTGGTGTTAATAGTTATCACGGAGAAATTTCTACAGCTGCTATGATTGCAGCTGGAGGAGGTGTTGTACAAGGTTCTTCAGGTCTGTTAAAAGGCACTACACTGGGACCAGGTGCAACAATGTCTATAGCTCCAATAACTGACGGTTCTATTCCCTCTTTTTCTGTTAAAAATCCTCCAACTCCTGAACAGCTTCAGCAGTATTATGGTTCTCAATTAACTGCTGATCAAAAAGCTCAACTTCAAAAGTTAACCGATAATGCTGCAAACAAGACTGGAATTGCTGGAACTGCTGGTAAGCAAGTTGGAGCTTCTTCTACAGCACTTGTTAATCATCCTAATCCTCACGGACCTCCTGCTATCCACAACATTAATAACATGGCTAAAGGGTTATTTACGTATCCTGCAGGAGGTGCCATGTTGTGGGTTTTCTTTAGAGAAGGCAATCCTTTATATCCTGTTTATTTTGCTGCATCTTACTCTAAAGAAGAATGGGCTAGTGTTTATAGAACTGGTTCAGATTCTCAAGGTTATAAACCAGGTTCTACACCCGATAATCCCGTTACATCTGTAGGAACAACTCTAAACATGCCTGGTGGAGGTTTTAGATCTCATTACGAAATTAATCCAAATGATCCGTCTCAAGGTCAGCAGAGTATGATGGTTTATGGAGATGATGGTTCCAATATGTTCATGGGTAAAGGGTACCATCAAATATTTTCTAAATTTGATAGACGAGATCAAGTTGAAGGAGATAGATGGAACACTACTCTTGGTTTCAAAGAAGATTGGATTCAGGGAGATCACAATCACGTAACAATGGGGGATGTTTATGTTAAGGTTGGTAATGTAGCACAGCCTGCAGTAGACGCTGTTACAAAAATACAACAAATTATAAAAGAAAATCAAGCTCCTTTATTAGCTGAAAACAGTAGTAATTGACCCATAAACATCATAAATTAATAATATGTCTGTAACAAAAGTAAATGGTCCAATGCAATTTATACCTGGAAGCAGTGGAATAAATGCTGCTGGCCAGACTGGTACATGGGGTCCAAACAATACATTTATTCCGGATAAAGGAGGTATTCCTAGTAGTGATATTAAAATAAACTCTTCAGGGAATACAAATCCTCCTCCACCACCTTCATCATCTGATGGTCAAAGAGAATTACCTTGTCCGCATTGCACAGGAGATATTCTTGTAACAAAAGTTTCTAAGACTCTCAGTCACATTGGTGGCATCTTGCAGCGAGCTGTTCCAATTAAAATTCCAACAGGCGTTATTAGTTATTTAAAAGATCATAGTCCAGTA